CGGAGATCGAAACCTCCCACCGCTTGTATTTCTACAATTGGTGCCAAACAAGGGGAATGCTGGTAAACCTCTCCGTTAAGGGAACTCCACTTTCATGGAACTATCCCTTCCCAGCCTATTAAATAACCAATGAAAAGATCATTTTACATCATATATAAATATATGTGTAAATGGTGCTTTCCACTGGTTACCAATAGCGACATTATTCTTGGAAGGGTTTTCAAGAAAACTTGAAAACTTTACAAGAATAATGGAACTCTCTTTACCGTTAAATATCTTAAAGAAGCAAGACTTCATGTGACTCGATGATATACATCAAGTCCCATAAAAGTTTCTCCTTTAAAGATATCTTTGGATAAAGAGGGTTTTCCAACTATATTCTCTGATCTGAAGGGTCTATTACAGGGAACGCTCCAAGAACGTAAATTTTCATTTACCGTAATTGGATTGTCCCGTGTATTAAGACCGGACAGAAAAGAAAATATACCGTATTCATTAGACTCAATTACTGCACCAAAGAAGGGAACAATGGATCAATTAGATCCATTTGTTCTCCAAATGGTACATAATGACCTAATGAATAGTCTCTCCATCACTCCTGAACCGGATTGATCACTAGGGAAATTACCCTTGGTGACCAAAGCCGGACCCAATGGACCACAAACAATGACAGTACTATCTACAATACGTAGATTTTCCTATCAAATGCTTGATAGTCTAGCTGGGTTAGGAGGTCAAGAGTTGTTCAATTGATTTCTGGCTCTTTACAAAGCCAGTCACTCGGATAAATTTGTTGATCTTGAGCCAGCCTTTCCAGACTGGTCACCAAGACGAACAAACTCTCCGAGAAGACTAAGCATTGTAAAAGATCCAGAATGTAAAATGCGTATAATAGCAATCTTTGACTATGCTTCTCAAGTTTTTCTTGAAAAGATAGCAAAGATGCTATTTGATATTCTTCGGAAAGTTCCTAGTGATAGGACCTTTTCCCAAGACCCGCATTTTACACATACTGATGGTTTATTACTAAACCACCAGTTATGATCAATTGACTTGACATCGGCAACAGATCGTTTTCCAATGTCAGTGCAGACTCAAATCCTATCATTATTAATAGGAGATGAGAAGGCACTACATTGAAAAGATCTGATGGTCGGTCATCCTTTTGCTTCTCCAGATGGCAGCCAAGAACTATATTATAGTGTTGGTCAGCCAATGGGAGCAAAAAGTTCTTGACCCATGTTTACGCTTGCACATCATTATTTGGTTAAATACTGTGCCTCAACCATTGGATTACATAATTTTGAAAATTATATAATTCTTGGTGATGACATAGTAATAAACCATGATGATGTAGCAAAGTGTTACATGGAAACAATCGCAAAGCTAGGAGTCGATCTGTCTCCAAGCAAAACTCATGTGTCTCTTACGACATATGAATTTGCTAAAAGATGAATCGACACCGAAAAGGGTGAAGTTACAGGATTGCCCATGAGAGGTATAATTGATAATATAAGGAATCCTTTTATAGTTTTCCAAATATTATTTGATTATTACCATATCAAGGGCAACCTGCCTTCATACCGGCATAGCCTTGTTTTGACTGTTGCCGAGATCATGCGTGCTCTATCTTTACATAAGATCTCAATCCAAGGAAAAGTCCTTGGAGTTAAGAGACTTATGTGAAGATTAGAACCTTTCTCAGTTTTCATGAGATTCCGTTTCGGATTATTAACTTACGATGAACTTAGACAGTTCTTCGCAATTAATGTCCGAAGTGAGGAATACATGATAGGACCACAATGGAAGATAATCCTTGAAGAATTTTCAAGGGTTCTTTCATTAGGTCTAACTGGGATGGCATGATCAAGTGTCAAGAGGATCTCAGGTATCTATCAACAGATTAAAGTAAACCCAAATAAATGGGGATACAAAGATCTGATGATAGAAGACGGTATTCCATTACCTATAATCCAGGCAATTTTTGACAATGTAGATACATTGACGAAAATGTCAATGATGCTACAATTGCAAACAATTACACTGGAAAAGGCAATGGACGTCCTGCTATTAATTGACATTGATTCCATATCAACGCTAGAGCGACGTAATGTCGTTCATATGGCGATGATTGGAAAACTTGCTCAGAGGGTTAGAACTGAAATTAGGTTTGATCCTAATCAGATCCAACCTCCAGCAAGATCAATGCAAATAATAGCAGCCCTGAGAAACTTACACCTACAACTCCGGAGAGAACTTGGAATGATTCCGGGTAACTAGTGTTGCCCATCTACACGCTGTTCCGTAGAACGACGTGAGTCGGGCAGCCAAGTCACGAGAACCATTAAGTTCTTCTGGCGTTCAGGCATAAGCCCTACTTGACTCACCACTCGTTTGACCGAGCAGCAGGCATACTATGAAAATAGTATGATCCATAGAGGCGTCAAAACCTCATTTGGATGATTATCCCC